AGATGCTGCTCGCGCGCGACACGCAAGGCCGCAGGTTCTACCGCACCGCCTCGGACCTCGCGGCCGAGCTCGGCGTGGCGGGCGTCGTCCCCGTCGAGGTGATGGAGGACGAGCCGGACCTCATCGGCATCATCGTCAACCTGGTCGACTACACCGTCGGCGCCGATCGCGGTGGCGAGGTCTCGTTCTTCGACGACTTCGACATCGACTACAACCAGTACAAGTACCTGATCGAGGCACGTTCGTCCGGCGCCCTCACCAAGATCCGGTCCGCGCTGGTCATCAAGCAGGCCGCGGCGGGTGCCGCCCGGGCCGTCCCGGCTGCCCCGACGTTCGACCCGGACACCTCGGCGCTGACGGTGGTCGACACCACGGGTACGACGTACCGCCGCAGCGACACCAACGCCGCCATCACGGCCGCAGGCTCGCCGTACATCATCGCGGAGGGCGTCGACCTGACCATCTACGCTGTCCCGAACGCGGGCTACTTCTTCGACAACAACGTCGAGGACGAGTGGACCTTCCGCGGGACTCCCGGCGTCTGATCGCCTGACCGGCTGAACCGGTGGCAAGATTCCACGGTCGGGTCGGATTCGGCACCCAAGCTGAAACCGCACCTGGAGTGTGGACCGAGGTAATCACGGACCGCCCCTACTATGGCGATGTCATTCAAAATAGTAGGGGAATCCGTGAGGGTGATCAGGCGAACCCTGACATCACCGTAGGACACTCGATCTCCATCGTGGCCGACGCTTTTGCAAGCGAGCGGATCTATGCCATTCGTTACGTGGAATGGGGTGGGGTGCGCTGGGCTGTTTCCAACGTGGACGCTCAGCCGCCCCGCCTCATCCTGCGTCTTGGGGAGGTGTACCGTGGCCCCAAGGTCGCAGCTGCATGAGACCCTGATGGGAATCGTGCCGGACGTATATTTCCAGCCTCCGAGCAATGTGGTGATGCAATTTCCTTGCATCATGTACGTACGCGACTCGTCGCTCTCGGCGTTTGCAGGCAATTCGGCTTATCTCCACGTAAAGCGGTATCAGGTGACGGTCGTCGACCGAAACCCCGACAGTCCACTTCCAGACCAAGTGGAAAAGCTTCCGATGTGCCGGTTTGACCGGTTCTTCGCATCGGACGATCTCAACCATTGGGTCTTCAACCTCTTCTTCTGAACAAGGAGCCCATCAGCATGACCGCACTGACCTGGGACCAGGTCGGCGAGCGTCTCTACGAGACGGGTGTCGATCGAGGAGTCCTGTACCAGCTCGACGCGGACGGCGCGTACGTCGACGGAGTGGCCTGGAATGGCCTGACCACCGTGACGGAGTCGCCTTCCGGAGCCGAGTCCAACAAGCAGTACGCCGACAACACCGTGTACGTCAACCTCATCTCGGCCGAGGAGTTCGGCGGCACGATCGAGGCGTTCACCTATCCGGACGAGTTCGGGCAGAACGACGGCACGGCCGAGCCCGCCCCGGGTGTGGCGTTCGGTCAGCAGGGGCGTCGTCCCTTCGGCCTGGCCTATCGCACCCTCAAGGGCAACGACACCGACGGCCAGGACCATGGCTACAAGCTGCACATGGTCTACGGCGCGCAGGCCTCTCCCTCGGAGAAGGCCTACTCGACGGTCAACGATTCCCCCGAGGCAATTACGTTCTCGTGGGAGTTCTCGACCACCCCCGTCGGCGTCGCGAACCACCGTCCGGTGTCGCTCCTGACGATCGACTCCAACAAGGTGGCCGCCGACGACCTGGCCGCCCTCGAGGCCATTCTCTGGGGTACGGCTGTGGACGACCCCCGGATGCCGGACCCCACCGAGGTGCTGGCGATCTTTACCACCGGTGTGGTGGACGTCGACCTCACCCTGGCGGCCAACCAGCCGACGTTCGCCGAAGCCACGGGCGTCATCACGCTCCCGGCCGTCACGGGCGTCCAGTGGAAGGTGTCGGGGCAGAACCGCGCACCGGGTGCGCAGCCCGCTCTGGCGGAAGGTGCTACGGCCACGGTTCGCGCCACCGCGCTGTCAGGGTACAACCTCAAGGGCGACGACACCTGGTCCTACACCAACCCGGTGTAGTTCTCAAGCGGCGCGCAGTCGTGACTTCCAGGTAAGGGCCGCGGGGGGCCGTGTAAACTGACCCTCCACTCTCCGGGGTTGGCAAAGCGGTGGAAGCAAAACGTAACCGGGCTACTAGCGCGCTCGCTGTTCTAAGATGAAAGGAACCAGAGGATACTCACAATCAAGATAGGCGCAGCCGATGTATACAACGAAGAGACTCAGTCGTTTGAGTCTCACGGCGGCATTGAGATTCACCTCGAGCATTCTCTGGTTTCCCTTTCAAAATGGGAGGCAAATCATGAGAAACCCTTTCTGGGCAAAAGCGAGAAGACTACGGAAGAACTGCTGGACTACGTCCGCTGCATGGTGGTAGGTCAAAAGCCTCCGGAAGATTTTCTCCAAAAGCTTTCTCAAGAGAACTATGCGGTAATCAACAAATACATCGAGCGTAAGATGACGGCCACGTGGTTCTCTGATCAACCGGGATCACCCAAAAGCTCAGAAGTCATCACGTCAGAGCTCATCTATTATTGGATGACGGTGTTCACGATCCCGTTCGACTGCGAGACGTGGCATCTCAACCGGCTTTTCACCCTTATTCGGATCTGCAACGTCAAGCAGTCCAAGCCGAAGAAGATGACTCGCGCTGAGCAGGCGCAACGTAATCGTGAACTCAACGCCCGGAGAAAGCAGCAGCTGGGCACCACTGGATAGAAAGGAGGCCGCATGGCAGTTCTCGAATGGGACATGGTCGGAGAGCGTTTTTTCCAGACGGGAGTCGACCGCGGCGTCCTGTTTACCGTCACAGGTGACGCTTTCGTGTGGAACGGTCTGACCAACGTGGAAGAAGCGACTTCCCGTGAAGTGAAGTCGTACTACATGGACGGAATCAAGTATCTCGACCATCACGTTCCGGGATCATACGCGGGCAAGATCGAAGCCTTCACGTATCCCGACGTCCTCGACGACCTCACCGGCGTCATGAAGTACGCACCCGGCGTCTACCTTCACGACCAGCGGGCGTCTGTCTTTCATCTTTCCTATCGTACCGGGGTAGGAAACGACCTCGATCAAAGCTTGGGATACAAGCTTCATATCGTCTACAACGTGATAGCTGTCTCGTCAGGCGGTGGTATTGCCACCATCGGAGAGAACGTCGAGCCTGGCAAGTTCTCGTGGGATCTGACAGGAACGCCGCCGGTGATGTTCGGCGCTCGTCCGACAAGTCATATCCATCTCGACTCGCGGTTCGTCTCTCAAACGCTTCTGGCAAGGGTCGAGGCGCTGCTATATGGCACGCAAGACGCCGATCCAGCTCTACCATCGATGGTGGATCTACTCACCCTCGTGGAGAGTGGTTGATGCCCCGAATCGAACTTGGCGGTCTCGGTACTCGAATCCCGGACTTCGCCCTTCCACCCTTCGGGTCGGACACATATCCTCCAACTGTTTTGACTTTCACCGAAAACTCCGATTTCCAAGTCAAGCAATACCGTGAACTCGGGTTCACCCATTTCGAAGCGTGGGCTCAAGGCGCAGCCGGTGGTCGTGGTGGCGACTCCTCTCGAGAGATGGTCTACGTCACCGAAATCCAGATGCGTCCGGTGGCACAGGATGTCTGGAATCTTTATCGCGAGCTGAAGCTGCTCGAGGACTACGAAGGTCAGGCCTACGACCATCTGCATGGGGACTACCGGTATGATGTCCCACTACAATTGGGTCTGACGTATCATTGGGCCGATATGAGCGTTTCTGATTGGCGACAGGGACCGAATGGAGCTTGGTATGACCATCGGTGGATCGCCCTGCGCTTTTGGGACGTTCTCTATGAGCTCGGAATCATTGCTGCGAACACGATGCCTGACTGGGCTAAGGGTTTGGTGGGAGACTATCTTGGTCTTCTCGAGTACGCAAACCCCAACCATCTTCTACCGTTCCGAGTTCTCAAACAGGTTCTTCTTTCTCCGCACGCCGAAGGTATGGGCGGCGGAGGAGGCGGAGGCGGGCTACACAAGACCGTCGGTCGGTTGGACGAGCTTGCTGATACGGTGCCAATCGTTGTTGGTAAGGCGGGAGGGGACGCTCCGTACGGACAAGTGATCCGACTGGGGTACTACACCCCCACTCCTACGGATACCAACGAACCTTGGATGGCTGAGCCCGCCATCAGGGTGTGGAGCGGTAGCCCCACCGGATATCGGGCTCGAATCGACGAAATTCGGACATGGTTCGGGGTTTACCTGAATGATTTTCCCAATCCTCGAGCAACGTTCAATAACCCTCAGCGAGGGGGACATGGTGGAGTATCCTCTTTCTCGGGCGGTATTTGCCAAGCTTCGGGTGGCGAGGGAGGCGGCCCCGGATCCGAGTGGGATGGATCCAAGTTCGTATTCAAGGGTCACGGTGGCCGAGGGGGTCTAGGCGGTCGTTCAACACCTGGTGGAGGCGGTGCCGGTGCTTCGGTTCAAGGGAACAACGGTGCCGACGGTATCTGGCTTCCTGAAGATGGCATCGGAGGTGGAGGCGGTGGAGGTAAGGGCGGTATCGCTTCCATCGAAACGGGTGCTGCTGCCGAGTGGTCCAAGCGGGCTGGATACAACTATCCGGGAGCCCAGAAAGTCATACGTTTGGAACTCGCATCAGGTGGCGGCCTTGGTAACTTCTCGTACGGAGACACGACAGTCTATGGTCAGCGCGGAGTTCGCCCATCGTGGGCATATTCGCGACCGTTCAGCGAGCGTGATTCGGGCGTGTTGACGTGGACTCCGATGGTCGACAACACGCACCTTGTGATTCCTGGTGTCGGAGGTGGCGGTCGTCCCATGCCGAACCTCAAGTTCGGTTCTTACGCCAGGGGATATTCGCCGCACGGCGTCGTCGTAGTTCGTCTTCTGACGATCACCAACTGAAAGAGGAAGAGCCGTGATCAAGGTTACGACCCGCGGCTCTTTTGCAAAGTCGCAGACATTTCTGCAGCGCATGATGACTCGAGAGCAGTTCAAGGTGCTGGCGAAGTACGGTCCGATTGGTGTGGCGGCTCTGGCAAGTGCTACCCCCCAGGAATCGGCGGAAACCGCTACGGGGTGGTATTACGAGATCGCCGAGTCGCCGGGTAATTTCTCCATCCATTGGCTGAACTCCAACGTGCAAGATCCGGGCAGGATTCCGGTAGCTGTGCTCATCCAGTACGGCCATGCCACCAGAGGCGGAGGCTTCGTCCAAGGCGTGGACTACATCAATCCCGCTTTGCGGCCTTTATTTGACCAAATCGCAGCTGACATGTGGAAGGAGGTGACCAAGTAAGTGCCATCGATTGACGAACGCATCGTCTCCATGAGTTTCGAGAACCAGGTTTTCGAGACTCGAGTAGCCGACACCATGGGGACGCTGGGTAAGCTCGACTCCGCTCTTCGCAACGTAGGTGCCAACGGAACTGGCTTTCAGGGCATCGAGCAGGCGGCCGGAAAGGTCACCCTCGAACAGCCAATTCATGCGCTCGACGAGCTCAAGGATCGTCTAGACGGTTCGAGTGAAGGCGCCGCTGAGAGCATGGACGAGATCCAAAGGGCCGGAGACCGGGTCCGTCTGGATCATCCGATCAGTGCTCTGGATAAACTCCAGGCCAAGGCGGGACATGTTGGCGCGCATGCGGGTGAGGGGTTCAAGCAGATCGAACGCGCCGCCGAGGGTGTTTCGCTGGACGCAATGGG